TGGACATAGACGGGCTTCCAGCGTCAGCCACGGGCTATCTAAAGGCGGGTGACTATATACAGCTTGGCACCGGTACATCGTCACAGCTTTACAAAGTGCTTGATGATGTCGATAGCAACGCATCTGGCGAAGCAACTTTGCAGATATGGCCAGATTTACGGTCGTCACCGGCAGACGATGCAACGGTTGTTGTGTCAGGTGCAAAAGGTCTGTTCCAGCTATCAACGCCAACTACAAATTGGACAATCGATAACGCCGGTTTCTATTCAATGGCATTTGGCGCGGTTGAAACCCTATGACTAGATCGTTAGGCAGTAATTTTGATACCGCATTAACGGCTGATGTTGTCAGGCCGTTTTTTGCTATCGATCTTGATTTTGATGATGGAAATTTGCGCGTTTGGACGGGTTACGGTGATCTGACCATTGGCGGTGAAACCTATCTTGGCGGTGGTGACATTATGAGCATCAGCGAACTTGAAGAAACCGGCGAAATCCGCGCAAACGGTGTGTCAATAGGATTTACAGGCTTGCCATCATCAATCATTTCACCAGCGTTAAATCAGAACTATCAAGGCCGCACGATGACGTTGTATTTTGGCACCTTAGACGCATCTGGCGCAATCATAGACACGCCATATGTTGCCTTTCGTGGCCAGATGGATGTAATGAACATATCCGAAAGCGGTGATAGCGCACAGATAACGATAAACGGTGAAAGCCGGTTGATCGATCTGGATGTGCCACGGGTGCGGCGATATACTAGCGAAGATCAGAAAATAGATTTTTCGAATGACAAGGGTTTAGAATATATCGCTGATCTGCAAGACAAACAAATAGTTTGGGGCGGCTAAATGAGTTGGGTTAGCGATTTTTTTGGTGGCTTCAAAGAAGCTGTAAAAGATCCGGTAACGCTTATCGTTGCCGCAACGTATGCTTTCACCGGCAACTGGGCGATGGCCGCGACTACTATTGCTTTGTCAAGTGCCGGTTATGCAATGGCCGCGCGGCAAGATTTGCCGGATTACAGCAGTTTTGCAACCGAAGGTGCGAACCGCACACAGATGATCAAACAGCCAACGGTGCCACGGCGTTTTGTTTATGGCGAAACGCGGGTATCTGGTGTGCTTGGTTATGTGCAATCAACAGATGATAATAAATTTTTGCATATGGTTATTTTGTTGTGTTCGCACGAAATTGATAGCTATCAAAAAATATTTTGCAATGACATCGAATTAACATTGGATGGTGATGGCCTATGCACCGCACCTGATCAATATGCCGGTTTAGTGCGCGTTGAAACTGCGCTTGGCACAGATGGTCAAGCCGCTAATGCAAATTTGATTACTGAAAGCGGTGGCGATTGGACAAGTGACCACAAACTAAGCGGCATTGCATATATGTATGTGCGGCTAGAATACGACCGCGATGCTTTCCCTTCTGGCTTGCCTAATTTTAGCGCATTGGTTCGCGGCAAAAAACTGTATGATCCACGCACAGCGACAACCGCATTTAGTGCAAACCCCGCGCTTGCCATACGCGATTATTTGACAAACACCAAATATGGCTTTGCGGCAGACACGACAGAAATCAATGACACCGCATTTAATGCCGCCGCAAACGCTTGTGATGAAAGTGTTGCGCTTGATGCGACTATATCTGGTGGCGGTACAGAAAATCGTTATGAAATCCACGGCACGTTCACAACAGAAAACGCGCCAAAGCGGATATTAGAGGAAATGATCACAAGCTGTGGCGGTTTATTGTCATACAGCAACGGCAAATTTTCGATTAAAGTTGCAGAATATAGCACACCAACTATCACGCTTGACGAAAACGATTTGATCAGCCCGATTACATTGCAAACCAAACAATCGAAGCGTGATAACTATAACGCGATCAAAGGCATATTTGCGCCGCCAGAAACCAACTATATCGTCACAGATTATCCGGCGTTGACTAGCACGACATTTGAAACTGAAGATGGCGGCACGCGGCGTTTTTTAGATTACGATCTTCCATATACAACGTCATCACCGATGGCACAGCGTCTGGCCAAAATAGCACTATACCGAAACCGACAACAAATTATGTTGCAAGGCAATTTCGGTATGAAAGCATTTGATCTGCAAGTTGGTGATAATGTGTATATCACAAACAGCCGTTTGGGTTTCACAAGCAAGGTTTTTGAGGTGGCAGAATGGTCGCTTGTGACATCAGCGGATGATGACGGAAATCCATCACTGAGCGTTGCGCTTTCACTGCGCGAAACAAACAGCGCAGTTTATGATTGGAACGCGGATGAAAAAGCGTTTCAACAAGATAACACCACGTTGCCTGACCCGTTTAGTTTGACATCACCAACTGTCTTAACTGATGAAGGTGTTGTCACTGTCAATCAACAGCCGGTCGCAACCATTGAGGTGTCAGCTAGTAGCACAAACCCGCAGGTCATTCAGTTTTATGCAGAATACAAGCAAAGCACTGATAGCGACTATATAACGCTTGGATATTCTGATAGTGGGTTTTTCACGATACCAAATGTTATCACAGATGTGATATATGACATCCGCGTGCGATCTTATGGTGCAAATGCGAGATCGCCTTTTGTTGATGTGCAACACACTGTCACCGGCAAGACAGCATATCCATCTGATGTCACCAATTTCAGTGTCAACATTGTCGGTGAAAATGCACAATTAAGCTGGACACCAGTGACAGACGCAGATCTTTCGCACTATGTCATCAGACATACGCCAGACACAACCAGCCCGTCATATCCAAACACAACCATAATGGCTGAAAAGGTGGCGCGGCCAGCAAACACAGTGACGGTGCCTGCGGTTACTGGCACATATTTCATTAAGGCGGTCGATAAATTTGGCAATCGTAGTGTCAACGCGGCGCAACAAGGTGCGCGGGTCGATGACATTGGGCAATATAATGTAGTTGAGACACTAGACCAGCACACCGCGTTTGCAGGCACAAAAACAAACTGCGCTGTAACAGATAACCAGCTAATACTGAACACAGACGCAAATTTCGATAGTGCGACCGGTTTATTTGATGATGCTACAGGCTTTTTTGATGGTGGCGGTACTGGCATCGATCAGCAACAGACCGGCACATATGAGTTTGATAGCGTCATTGATCTAAGTGCGGTTTACAATAGCCGCGTCACAAGTCGTGTTGTAACGTCACGCATCGATTTTGAAGATTTATTTGATACTGCCACCGGCAATTTTGATGATCGTGCTGGCTTATTTGATGGCGACCCGCTGACACTTGGCGACACAAATGTTGAATTACAAGTGTCAACAACTGATGGCGATCCTGCCGGTTCACCAACTTGGTCATCATATCAGCGATTTGTTTCCGGCACATACAAAGCGCGTGCGTTTAGGTTTAGGGCAATATTAAGCACAAGCAACCCAGCATCGACACCAGCGGTGTCAGAACTGTCGGTCACGGTAGATATGCCTGATTTGGTCATTGCAGATAACGATATCGCATCTGGCGCGGGTTCTAAGGTGATAACATTTGTACCGGCGTTTAAAGTTTTGAAAGGTGTCGGTATTGCGGCAGGCAACTTACAAAGTGGCGATTATTATGCTATAACTAGCAAATCGGCCACCGGTTTTACGATCACTTTCTATGACAGCACCGACACGGCTGTTGATCGCACTTTCGACTATGTGGCAAGGGGTTATTAAATGGCACAGCACGATTTTAATATAGCAAACCAAGGTTTTCCGGCATTCCGGTCTGATCTGAATAACGCTTTGTCTGCGGCGGCATCATTGTCCAGCGGCACAAGCGCACCATCGACCACATTTGCATATCAACTTTGGTATGACACCACGAATGATATTTTGAAGATACGCAACGGTGATGACGATGCGTGGATAACACTGTTTACGTTTGATCAGACAAATGACGCCGCTGATTTGCGTATCGATGGCGTTGCTATAGCATCGACAAACACAAGTAGTGGTTTGACGCTAGATTTTGATCGGTATCAAAACTTTTTTGTAACGCTATCATCTGGCGCAAACACATTGGCGCAACCATCAACCGAAGCTGGCAACATTGGGCAAACTGGCTTTATCATATTCATTCAGCCTAGTAGCGGGGCCGCTGGCACAGTTTCATTGCATACAGATTATGAAACGGCTGGTGCGGCTGGCATTACAGTGTCAGAAACAAACAGCGCATATGACGTTGTGCCATACATCATCAAAGCAGACAACAGCATTTTGCTTGGTGCGCCACAACTGGCTTTTGCATAGGGGGTTTATATGTCGGGTGCATTTGGTTCAAGCCAATGGATGTATGCAAGTGGGGCGGAGGCTGGTTTTTACACTAAAACTATAAATCAGTCTTTGAGGTTTGAAGAATCAGACACGCCAAGTTTAAGCAGAACCCAGACAAGTGGTACAACAACTACTTGGACTTTTTCAGCTTGGGTCAAGCGCAGTCGTTTAGATAGCGTTTTGCAAAGTGGCGGTGTTGCCGGACAAGACCCTATCTTTTGTGTCGGTGATGCAAACACAGACGATATGTTGATTTATTTTCATCAACATTCTACGGCTGATAGGCTTGATATTATTATCAGAGATAGTAGTACGATTCGCGCACAATTAACAACAACACGCCTGTTTAGAGATGTCGCCGCATTTTATCATATTCAAGTAACTTGCGATTTTACAAATGCAACACAGGGCGACAGATTGCGTCTTTATGTAAATGGCGTTAGAGAAACCGCGTTTGATACGGAAACATACCCATCTGATGCTAGTCAGATTACTGTTGTAAATAACAGTTCTTATACAGCTAGAATTGGTCAGCTAAGAACAACCGCATCATATTTTGCTGGGTATATGGCGGAAGTGCATTTGGTTGATGGGAGTGCATTGGAGCCAACATCG